ATCGGATGGTAGTTATGCAGGACAATACCAAAGTGGTATAATTCAACTCAATGGATTTGGTACGTGGACAAATAGCACCACAGATATTGATTTGTTATCAAATGGAGCAGCAATCACAATGCCGAATGATTCTGTATGGTACATTAAATTAATGATTGTGGCATCTCACGCAGATGGCACTAGTATTGATTTCGGAGTAACTGCTGAATTCAATTTCAACCTTCAAAATTCAGGTGGAATATCACTCAAAAATATCACTTTGGTTGATACATATTCGGCAGGAATAACGGGAGATATGGAAGTTGACATGAATATAAGCGGTTCTACATTTAATCCAATTGTATATCTCAAAAATTCAAGCTATCCCATCGCTGATGTCAACGTAACTGCTCAATTAATTTACACACAGTATCACTATGAATAACCCACAACAGACATTTAAGAATATTTGCGAGATGCAAAAGATGGGCATTAAGTCAACCCATCCATCTCACGAAAATAAGTTACCAAATTGGTTAACGAAAAGCATCAATTTAAGCATTGTTGCTACTTTATTAATAGGTACTATTTACTTAATTAAAATGATTTTCTGATGGCTGATAATAAAGTAGTAATAAGCGTTGATGTCCAAGGTAACGCAAGCGAAAAAACGCAATCATTAAGGGCGCAAATGAAAGCCCTTCGGGATGAACTTGGAAGGTTACCCGAAGGAACTGCGGAATACAACAAAGTCGCAAGACAACTCGGTGAACTTACTGATAAAGTTGGTGACTTAGGAAAGGAGGTTGGAACATTGGCAGGAGATCCATTGGAGCGATTGAACAATTCATTCAGCATGATTGGCTCATCCATTCTTTCTTTGGACTTTGGTGCTGCTCAGACTGGATTGAAAGGGGTTACAAGTGCCATCAAAGATTTCAAATTTGGAGACCTAACAAAAGCGGCCAAAGGATTTGGAAGTACAATGATGGATTTGGGAAAGGCATTACTTACCAACCCAATCTTTTTAATAGGTAGTATCATCGCCCTTATTATAGTCAATTTTGAAAAGTTAACAGAGGCAGGCGGATTGGTTGGTAAAATGTTTTCGTTAATCAAGGAAAGAATAGATACAGTTATCAATGGACTTACTGCTTTTATGGACTGGATAGGGTTAACCGATTCCAAAGCTGCTGAACGTGCTGAGAACGAAAAGAAAAGAGCAGAGGAAGCAAAGAAACAAAAGGATGAGGAACTGAAAAAGGCGCAGGAAGTAGAGAAAGAAAAAGAAAAGTTAGCAAAAGAGGCAGCAGAGAAAGAGGCGCAAAGAATGCAGAAAATCAGAGATGACCAAAAGTCGTTAAATGATTTCTTAAAAAGCGAGCGTGAAAAGAGACATCAAGAATCATTGAGTGAGCAAGACCGTGAACTCCGTCAATTGCAGTTGACGTATGATGAAAAGAAAAGGTTGGCTCACGGAGACGCTGCATTGTTGAAAGCGTTGAATGATGAATATCAAAAAGAGATTCAAAAAATAAACACCGACTATGCAAACAAAAGAGCGCAAGAAGAATTAGCAGTTGCCAAAAAAACAAATGAGTTATTAAAGCAAATCAAACTTGAAAGCTTTGCAGAAGAAGAATCTTTGGCGCAAGAAATTCAGAACATTGCGCAAGGTGAACAAGCGACTGAGTTACAAAACTTGCGAGATAGTTATTTTGAAAAAATTGAACTTGCAAAAAAGTACGGACTTGATTCACTTGTATTGGAGGAGGACTTAAAAAAGAAAGAGGATGAAATTCGTGAAAAGTACAAGACAAAAGAAGTTGAACAAGAAAAGTTAAGCGGTCAACAAAAAGTAGATATAGCATTTGCAGTAGCTGGTAACTTGATGAGTATAATGGACTCATTAGGCAAACAAGATAAGGCAGGCGCAAAGAGAAGATTCAATATAAATAAAGCATTAGGTATTGCACAAGCAAGTATCAATACATTTATGGCGGTCAATGCTGCATTAACTGCAGGAGGTAACCCAATTAAATTAGCAACTGGAGCGCAATTCGTTGAGGCAGGTGTGGCACTTACAATGGGACTTGCTAACGTAGCTAAAATTTCAGCAACTAAATTTAATGATGGAGGCGGTTCAACTGCCCCATCAGGTGGAGGCGGTGGCGGTGCAATGGGTGCAGGTGGTGGTTCAACTGCTGCACCTGCATTGGACTTGTCATTTCTAAACAACGGACAAACGAAAGCACAACCGATTCAAAGTTACGTTTTAGCTACTAATGTGACAAGCGCACAAGACGCACAACAGAAGATTTTAGACCAATCAAAACTAATAAAATAAAATGAAAGAAGAAGAAGTAAAAGTCATTGAGTATACCATTGATGACAGTGGATACCTTGGAGTACACGCAATGTCATTGGTAGAAAATCCTGCTATTGAAGTGGATTTTGTAGCACTATCTAAAACTCGAAAAGTACAACAAGCGGCCGTTGAGGAAGGTGAGCGCAAGATGGTGTATGGTGCAGTGATGTTGCCCGAACAATTGATCTACCGAGTTGATGCTGTTGGACGGGAGTATTATTGCAAGTATTCCAAAGAAACCATCAATAAGATAGCGCAGGAATATCTTAAACGCAATATGCATCACAACTCTAATTTAGAGCATGAGATACCAGTCGCAGGTTGTACGGTTGTGGAATCATGGATCACTGAAGGTCAATTTGACAAGAGCCAAAATTTTGGTTTCTCCTTTCCGGAGGGAACGTGGTGCATTGGTATGAAGATAGATAACGATGAGGTATGGGCATCCATTAAGCAAGGAGATGTAAAAGGCTTTTCACTTGAAGGATTCTTCACTGAAATATCAGATGAGTACATGACACAACAAGAAATCGAAAAGATAATGAGAGAACTCGAAAACGAGTTAAGCGGATTGTAACGATTACACCCCGTGCAGGTGTATGTTTACCCGACAAAAAAGCCCTCCACGTTTGGGGGGCTTTTCTGTTGAAACAACTAAACAAACTTAAACGAAAACTATGCGGAACAAAAGTAGTGTTTTTGCTACTAATAGGTAGAAAAATAAAAAAGTAGATATGAACAAAGTCACAGAAATTGTTTCTAAGTACGCTGATAGGTTGAAAGCATTTGGCATTCAATTGTCAGCTGAAGGAGAAATAACAAAAGAGCAACAAATGGCAATGGCCATTCTTGCCGATGGCACGGAGGTGTATTCACCTGATGCTGAATTCGCAGTAGGTAGCGAGTTATTCGTAATGGATGCAGACGGCAACCCAATGCCAGCACCTGATGGAGAACACACAACTGCTGAAGGTAAAGTAATCGTTGTTAGCGGTGGTGTTATCGCTGAAATCAAAGAACCAATGGAAGAAGAACCAAAGGTTGAAATCGAAATTGAAAAGGAAGAACAAGCTGCATTTGATGGTGTTAGTCGTGAGGAGTTCGAGTCAACTATCAACTCATTGGTTGAAGCGTTTGAAGCGAAGATTGCATCATTGAACGCTGAAAAGGAAACTCTTTCTTCAGCTATTGAAAAGATGAGCAAACAACCTGCTACCGATTCAGTAAAAAAATCAGTTGCAGTTGCACAAAAGAGCGCACCAATTGACTTGGCTAAAATGGATTCTAAGAATAGAATCTTCTCAATCATAAATAAATACAAATAAAAATAAAAAAGAAAAATGGCTGATTCATTATCAATCAATAATTCAACCTACGCAGGTGAATTAGCGTTGCCATACATCAACGCAGCTATCTTGTCTGGAGACACTTTGGCTAAAAATTATGTAACTCTTAAAGAGGGTGTGAAGTACAAAGCAGTGATGAAGAAGTTGTCCAATGCGGCATCTTTAGTTCAATCTGCAACTTGTGATTTCTCTCAAGCTGGAGACTTGCAATTAAATGAGTCAGTATTGACTGTATCTGATTTGAAAGTAAACTTGGAGTTGTGCAAGAAAGAATTTGCACGTGACTGGGAAGCGTCTCAAACTGGACGTGGTTTCATCAATGATGTTGTTCCTGCAAATTTCTCTGATTTCTTGATTGGTTACGCTGCTGCTAAAGTTGCTGAAAACATCGAGTTCACTATTTGGCAAGGCAACACAACTGTTGGTTCTACTTATCCTGCATTCAACGGATTTGAAAAAACTATTGATGTAAATTCTACTTACTACCGTAATGATTGGACTGCTGGAGCTATGGCAGTTGGTACTGTAATTGATAACTTAAATCAAGTGATCGACAATTTACCTACTGCATTGATTGGTTCGCCTGAGACTAAGTTGTATATGAACAGACAAACTGCTCAGTTCTACCGTCAAGCGGTTGCTGCAGATGGTTACTTGCAGCAATTCCAAGCGTATTCAGATTTCAATTTGCAGTTCAATGGATATGACATTTATGTATGTCCTGGTATCAGCAACGGAACTGTAATTGCTGCACAACCTTCTAACCTATTTGTTGGTGTTGATGCTAACTCTGATTTCGCTGAAGTAAGAGTAGTTGATATGACTTTGACTGATGCATCTGATAACGTACGTATGGCTATGAGATTCCGTGTAGGAGTTCAAGTAGGTGTATTGGGTGACGTTGTTTATTGCTATAACGACTAATAATAACCACAAGTAAAGGGGAAGGTGGTTAGGTCTGCCTTCCCTTTATTTTAACTCTAAAAAAAATATAAAAATATGGCTTGTGAATTAACCGCAGGATTCCTTTTAGATTGCAAAGATACAATCGGTGGAATCAAAGCAATCTACTTGCAACAACACGCTGACTTTTATAGTGGCGTCACTATTGATCCAAACACAGAAGAAGTAAGCGCATTACCCGAGGAAGATGTATATAAGTACATGTGTCCAAAGCACACTGGTAGCTTTACCGAAGAGGTGGCTTCATCTGTTGAGAATGGAACTATTTTCTATACTCAGACTGTAACCGCTACATTCTTTAAGTTGACTGCTCCACGCAGAAAGCAATTGGAATTGGTTGCTAAGAATCGCCTTGTTGTTTTTGTTCAAGATAACAATGACAATATCTGGATGGTTGGTAGAATGGATGGTGCTGAAGTTACCGCAATGACTACTGCAACTGGAGTTGCTAAAGGTGACTTGAATGGATATACTATTACATTTACCGCAGAAGAGGCGCATAAGGCTTATCGTTTGGAATCATTTACGAATACTCCATTCGATAACTTTGACATTACTGTTGTAAATCCAAGTATTTAATTAACTTTGTAAGTAGATGAATTACTTACAGACGAATACCGCATCGCAAACCCTCCTTCTCTCTT